TTATTAGGAAAGGCTTGGTTCAGAGCGACACAGACCTCATCGAAGGTCCAGTACTCGTAGGCATAGTCAAAGCTGGGATCCATGCGGGCCTTGGCCACAATCGGCTTGGCGTTCTCGTCGGCATAGAGATGGATCTCCAGAAGACGACGACCACTGGTCACGGTCTCAGCAGGATCGGCATTGGTCGTTCCCGAACAGTAGTAATCACAGAGGCGCAGACGAGGACCGTGAACGATATCCTCATCCGGATGCTGAATGTCCCGCCAGATCGAGTATCCGAGGACTCCAATCAGTCCAGCTGCTATCAGGGCTTCCATTACTCCTTGGGCATAGTAAAAAGCAGATTGCGAAACCCGTTGACAATGTCGTCAGGAATCTGTGTCTCCATCGGAACTCCCAGCAGACAGGCGTAGTGGAAGTACAGACAGTACATCCCACACTCCGAATCCTTGAACTGATGGCGCGTGGCATTATACGACATCTTCATCGGCTTTGAGTGAATCTTCGAAGCATCCCACTGCTCCTTCCAGCGCTTCATCAGAGTCTGAATCTCCTTCTCAGGTGTGTGGGCATACGAATCAAAGTACGTGACCCGAGGAAACTCCAGCTCGGGACGAATATCGCAGAACAAGGCGACCCAGTGCTCGCCCGGTCCATCATGAGGATCCGTGTTGAAGACGATACCGATCCGATGGTGTCCCTTGTTGTACAGCTCCGTCAGCTTGATACTACAGAGCGTCGAGACAATGCACTTCTGCGTCTCGGACTTCAGATCAAAGTCGATGGGGACACAGCCAATAAAACAATAATCGGCAAAGATATCTTCGTAGTTCTTCTCGACCGCTGCGATGTCATCGCTGGACAGCCACTCGTAACGATTCACGACCCACTCCTTCGGAGCCCGAGGACGACGAAGAAGGGATGAGATAATGCACTCCGAGGTCCCCGTGTTACACTTCTCATGCAGACGAGACTGAAGCTCTTGCCATTGTTGTTCCGTGGTTCCCTTCGCGATAGGCGGCTCTCCCTTGTGTTCCTTGTTGTAGACCTCACGAAGTCGGTCAACCTCCTCCTCGTCGAGCCAGGACATCCTTGTTCAAAACGGATAGTTTATTGCGTAGATCTTGACAAGGTAATACGATATGGATTCCCTAAAGTCAATTCTCACGCGCTATGTCGAGGTTGGTAAGCGTCTCAATGAGGCAAACCAGCATATTAGTGAGCTCCGCGATCATCGGCGTACGATGGAGCTGGATCTGGCTGCCCTCTATGCTAGTTCTCCTGAACCGCTGCCCGAGGTAATCGAGCTGAAGAGTTCGGAGATGATGTTTAAGGTCAAGAAGCCTAATGACTGGAAGAAGGGGTGGTCACTCTCCAAGAAGGAGCTGAAGACCTACCTCGCAGAGATCGTTCCAGGCAAGGGCGAGGAGATTATGAAGGAGATTGAGCGGCGACATGAGCCAAAGTTGGTGGAGACAGATTACGGATTTGAGTTGAAGGTGAAGCCAAAGGACTGAGATTGTCCTCAATTTGATCAAGTGCGTGTTGAAGTTCCTGAATGTGACGCTTGGCTAGTACCAGGTTCTCTTGAGCAAGAAATCCACCCTGGATTCGCTTCATATTCGACACGAACGAACCATTCGTAACCAAAACACGCGAAGCCAGGGCAAACAGAGGCTTCACCATCAACGTGATATGAATATCACCAACACAATATTTTTAAATGCTTACAGAGTGGGCTCGAATACGAGATAATGCACGATACATCTCTCGCATGTGGACAGGCCGTGGCAAAGATTTTTGCTCGTCCAGGTGTGCGCGTGGTTGATATTGGGGGTCTGAGTGTTTCGGGCACTCTTCGTCAGGCCTTCGAGGAGGGTGGTGCTCAGTTCACCAGTGTGGACATGGACTCCCATCCATCCGTGGACGTGGTTGTCAAGGCGGGCGAGCCCCTCCCCTTTGCAACGGGTTCCATCGATCTTGTCGTATCAAGCTCATGTTTTGAGCACGATCCCATGTTCTGGCTGACGTTTCGTGAGATGTCTCGTATTGTCAAGCTGGGCGGATACATCTATGTGAGTGCCCCCTCTAACGGAGTCTACCATGCATACCCGGGCGACAGCTGGCGTTTTTATTCGGATGCAGGTCAGTCTCTTGCGGTGTGGTCTGGCAAGCAGCTTGGTAATGAGGATGTGTTTCCTACTCGAGTCAGCGAGGTATTTCACATCTTGCCCAAGGATGATATTTGGATCGACTTTGTCTGTCTGTGGGAGAGGGTGGAGAGCAAGGAGACAAATATTCAGACTCCTTCTGAGATTGTCAACAAGAAGGGACCGCTGAAGGTCTTGCTCCAGAACAATGGCTTCCGGACAAGCGATCGCTTCCCTATCAATGTACACCAGTCGTACACCATTGCTCGAAACATCCTTTAGATCCCATCGTCTTGGCGGTTGATGAAATAATCGCGTATCTGGTCAGCGACCTTCTGATCAAGACACTCAAACACCCCAAATTCATTGATTCGGATGATATCTCTCACGTCATCAATGTCTTTTATGGCGCGTTGGCGGGTGTTGTATTGACGATTCGTCAAGCTCCCGTGGTGTAGATGATAGATCTTACCAGGAACATAATCAAGACGTGGATTGGCGTGTGCCTTATATTCTTCGAAGGCGTTGGTATATGCTGATTTCATCATAGTTATCGGATTGGACACACTATCTGCCCAGGCTACGACTGTAATTGCATCTCCTCCTCCTACGATCGAGTACTCGAAGAACCCGTGATCATGAAACCACGAGCGACGGAAACCCCAGGCAAATCCTGGATGATTGTTATGACCAGTCCACGGTAGCTTCTTATCAACCGTACTACGTGGGTGTCTCTCGAGAATAGTCTTTGTGTATGTCAGGTCCAACCAAACCGCCGTCGTAAACGGTTGAACAGCATCCTTCGTTTCCAGAGCTACCGAGGTCTCGGTGTACCAGTTTATGTTTCCAAACACAAGATCAGTGTCCATAAATAAAATTTTAGTGTACGATTTCGGAATGCGCTCTTCAAGGAGGCGACATAGCCGTTCCTTCTGAAACAAAAACGTACGTGCTCTGACATGAAAGGCTTCGATAATCTCGGGTTCCCTGTTCTCAAACACAAGTTCCATCGTGTAGTAAGGAATCTTCGCGCAACTTAGCTTGTTGATCGTGTAAAAGTAGTTCATCAACATACGCTTCGACTTTGCAGGGTTGAAAAAGACAAGCCCTATCACCATATCCTTGATCAAGGGAGTTTGATAGTGTATCTCATAGATATCGGGCGGGGGGTCTAGCACTGGTATCGATGACCCGTCAGTAATTGTTTGTTTGGGTATGACAGGGTTAGGAGGAACGCGAATCGTGTTCTGCGGCATAGATATCGACATATTCGGGGGAGGAGGAAGAGGAATAAAAGGACCTGCCATTGCTACAAAAGGGTAAACGGTTTGGCACAAACTAACTCATCTAGATCCCATCGTCTTGGCGGTTGACGAAGTACTCCCGCATCTGATCGGCGACCCTGCGATCTGTCACCTCGAAGACTCCGAACCAGTTAACACGAACAATCTTTCTGATGTCGGGTATATCCTTTACGATCAGGTGGCGGTCAACGTACTTGCGATTGGCGGTCGTTCCGTGGAATAGGTGATAGATCTTGCCGGGGACACAGGCGATACGGGGCTTCGGGTTCTTCTTGTACTCCTCAAAGGTCTTGAGAAAGGCCGTCTTGAGAAAGTTTGGCTTGAAGTCCACACCCAGCCAGGCCGCGCTGGACATGGTATCTCCGCTTCCTGTGATCCCATATTCGTAGAACCCGTACGTGCGGAACCACTTGCGACGGAAGGCCCAGGCGAACCCAGGGTGGTAGGTGGAATCGTAGGTCTTTGTCCTGTCCATCAGCACAGCAGACTTCCGCTCCTGCAGAGCCTTGGTATAGGTTATATCCATCCACACAGCCGAAGTAAAGGGCTGTACAATATCGTTCTTGTTCAGGGCCTCAGACACCGTGGAGTACCACCCCACATCTCCAAAGATCAGATCAGCATCCAGAAACAGAAGCTTAGAATACCACCACGACACCTTCCGTTCCAGAAGACGACAGAGTTGTTCCTTGTGGAACATGACAGTCTTCGAACGAACATGGAAGGCCTCCTTGATCTCGGGATCCGCGCTACCGTACACAAGCTCCATCGTGTAATAAGGAAGGTTGGCGCACTTCAGCTTCTCCACCGTGTATAAGTAATTCATCAACATACGCTTCGACTTCGCCGGGTTAAAGAAGACAAAGCAGATAGCCATGTCCTTGCGAAAGGGTGTTTGGTAACGTATGTCAGCAACATTCGGTACATCTGAGGTTGGTGGTGTCGGCGGGACTACCGCCGTGAACAACGTCATTACTACAAAACGGATAAACGATTCGGTAGGTCTGATAATCTCATCTATGGACCTGTACTGCCCCTATAATCCCCGAAACCGAGCCTTCAAGGAGTCTGATATCCATCAGATCCTTCATCGTTATGGTCTTCCTCATTACCGTGTCTCCAACCCCAAGATCTTCCAAACCGCCATGGTGCACACGACCTATGTCCGACGCCTTGATTACACTACACCGGACGGACGCCCTGCCGCCCTGGCTCCCTGTCCTTCCGGGGTGATGCCCTTGCAGGATGCCTCCTACGAGTGTCTGGAGTTCGAGGGTGATTCCGTCCTGGGTGTCTGTATCGCGACCTACTTGCGAAAGAAGTATCCTGAGAAAAAGCAGGGATTCTTAACTGATGCCCGTAAGGAACTCGTGAACAACGATCGGATTGGCCACCTCTGCCAGAAGGTCGGACTGGACAACTTCTATGTTATCTCACGCCACAACGAGGAGTCCGCCGCCATCAATGGTCGCAAGAACATCCAGAAGCTCGGTGACGTCTTTGAGGCCTTCATCGGTGCCCTGTGGACGGACTGTGGCAACCGGTTCCACCTGGTGTATGTGTTTGTGACCACGGTGATGGAGACTCACCTTGATATTGAAGAGATCGTGAACACCGTGACCAACTACAAGGATGTCTTTCAAAAGTACTGCCAGCGTGAGTGGAAGGTGACTCCAACCTACGAGATGAGACGCAATGACCCCCAGAAGAATGAGATCGTCGTTGCGGTTCATGTGAATAACAAGGTCTACGGGGTGGGAACAGGATCAACGCGCAAGAAGGCTGAACAGATGGCCGCTAAGCAGGCGCTTACTTCCGTCGGCGCTGGGTTATCAAACGAGACGGCTTCCGACACCTGAACCTCTTGAGAGTCCGACCCTTCAATTGTAAGACAGAATGAACACAGATCGCAATCGCACCCTTCTCCTTGGGAACACCCGAACGTGCTTGTATGGTCTTTTTCACTGACTTAATACACTTGCAGAAGCGCCTCGTCTGGCTTTCCCTCATTGTGTCAAAGGCAGAAGAATATATCCTCGCAAAGAATAAACATACATGGGTGGCGGTCTGCTTCAACTCGTCGCCTACGGTGCTCAGGATGCCTATATCAGTGGAAACCCCCACATCACCTTCTGGAAGGTGCTGTACAAGCGGCATACCAACTTTGCCATGGAGGCGTTCCGTGTCAACTTTACGGGTAAGCCGTCGTGGGGGCAGCGTCTCGTTGCTGTGGTGAACCGCAACGCCGACCTGATGTACAAGACCTACCTTGAGGTCGTGCTCCCCGACACGTCGGCCACTGCTGTGCCGGCTGGTGCGGTGTCGTGGACTGGCGACGCCAACCGCCGTCTTGGCTATGCCCTGCTGAAGAAGATTGAGGTGGAGATCGGTGGCCAGATCATCGACACCCACTACGGTGAGTGGCTCTTCCTGTGGGAGAACCTGACCTCAAACTACGACAACTCCGTCAAGCTCGATGCGATGGTGGGAGGCAACATCTCGGGTACGGTCACGACGCAGAACTCTTGCGGTGGTCGCCCGGGTGTGCTGTACATCCCTCTCCAGTTCTGGTTCTGCCGTAACCCTGGTCTTGCGCTGCCTCTCATCGCCCTCCAGTACCACGAGGTTCGCCTGAACTTCTACCTGGCGAACGCGACGGACCTGGTCTCTGGAACCCCTGGTTCTGCCGGCACGGTTGCCTCGCAGGCGGCGAACCTGCCTAACATCCAGGACATGTCGCTGTACATTGACTACATCTACCTCGATGTGGAGGAGCGCCGTCGCTTTGCACAGCAGTCTCACGAGTACCTGATTGACCAGCTCCAGTATGGCATGCCCCAGACGATCACGAGCCAGAGCACGCGTATTGACCTGACGCTGAACCACCCGGTCAAGGAGCTGGTGTGGGTCTTCCAGGATGTCCGCAAGACGGACTGCGGAAGCGCCCTGACGACGGCGACTGGGTACACGCAGCCCTTCAGCTACGATGATATTGTGTCCCGGTGCCGCCTCCAGATCAACGGCCAGGATCGTTTCTCGGAGCGCTACGGTGACTACTTCTGGAAGGTCCAGCCCTACCAGCACCACTCGGGCGGTGCCTTCTGGCCCTCTCGCCAGAAGATCGCGAACCAGATGTCTGTTTCTGGAACCTTTGACACGACCACCTCTCCTAACGTGAAGTTCACGGGCTTTGTCACCAACGGCAATGTCCTCGTTGTGACGGGCGTTACGGGCGGCGCTACCATCTCGGATAACATGCTCATCACGGGTGCGGGTGTGCCTGGAGGTGTGACGATTGTTGCCAATGGAACGGCGGCTACGATCAACGGATCGTCGTACGCGGCTGGCACGGGAACTACGGGCACCTACCTCCTGAGCACTCAGATTCAGAACATCTCTTCGCAGTTCTTCTACGGTGTTCTCCCTGATGTGACGTTCCCTACGTCGTTCAACCCGATCAACGTGTACTCCTTTGCACTCCAGCCTGAGGAGCACCAGCCGTCCGGAACGTGTAACTTCTCGCGCATTGACACCACGACCCTGGTGTTCGACAGCATCACGACGGGTGGTGCGGCTCGCCCGTCCAAGTCGACGCCCTTCATGTTCCGCATCTACGCCGTGAACTACAACATCTTCCGCGTGATGTCCGGCATGGGTGGCCTGGCGTACTCCAACTAAATCTCAAAAGATCTTCGTATTCGGGGAACACTCACCAATTCCCTTCGTCTGTTGCATCATAATCGGCGCAGGTTCTCCGGGGCCCGGGCACTTTACGTGATCATGACCTAGGATATGACCCATCTCATGAGATACCACGTACTGCCGATAGTCTTCCAAGGATAACTTGCTCTTCGGTCCACCCCGTGTCCACAAGACCGAGTTCACTCGCAGATGCTTTCCCTTGAACTCTGCACAGTTGAGGTTGGCCTCACATCCAACCTTGCGCAGTCCTGCAGGAGACGACATGTGAACAACGACATCCGTCTGACCTTTCTCCTTCAACACAAACTCATATCCCTTGCCAGACCAGCCCTCTGGATCGGCAAGGTATATCTGGATCTGCTCGGTGAACTCACGTAAGGGATAGTTCACGTCCGGATCAACGACAACACAAAAGGTGATCGTCTTCATTGAAAATGGATACGATTTTTTCCCCACTCCAAAGCATCCGGACAATGCCCCGTTGCGATTTCTGTAAGAAGAAGACGCATCTCGAGTTCAAGTGTGCCTGTAGTGAAAAAGTATTCTGTGTCTCGTGTCGATCGACCGAGGCACACAAATGCAGTACGAAGTTTGATGCAGTTCAGTTAGTGAAGGTAGAAGCGAAGAAGGTTGATAAGATTTAGTACCCGATCTCAGCACTGAGGTCGATCGTATGTTGAGGTCTCCTGCCGTTCGGAGGAGGCTTGAGATGCTTCATGAAGGTCTCCATAATTTTTGTCTTTCGGGCGATGCCCATCCCGTCGTAGTCCATGACTGACCCGACGATCCCGCCCCGCCAGATGATCTCAATTTCAATGTAGGTGGAGACCTTTGCGGGTTCATCAAAGCGGAACAACCAGATCGGCTTGTTCCTGATCTGATACCACTGACCACGCAGGTCGCCCAGCTCAAGCGTCGTGTTCGTTACTGCCTCGTCGAAGTTCATTCTTGCCACGACATCCACCATCCTGCCAAAATCAAATCCATTTTCTAAGTAATGCCGTTGTTCTTCGAAGCGCTCTTTGTGGGTCTCTTCCTGCTTCCGATCTACTACTTAGTTGAAAAGATTGGATTGAGCAAGTGGATCACGGTCTTCCTTGCTGGTGCGCTGTTTCATCTCACAGCTGAGTTTTCGGGACTCAATAAGGCATATCTGTTGTCTCATCAATCTTGAACTTGACCACATAGTACAGATCTTCTAACGTCTCATAGTATCCCACGCGCTCTCCACACAGGAAGCCAATGAAACGGTCAGTCTTTTCCTTTTCATCGGCTCCACCCTCAATCGTCCGTGAGAAGAACTCCATCGCATCTGCGACTGTGAGTTTGTTCGCATCTGATCTCAGCGAGATCTTGGTGTATAACTTGCGGAACTTCTTGTGTCCCTCATCATCGTAGGGAAGACAGTACTCCACTGCAGCATGGAGTCTCTCGAAAGTGAACGGCTTATTGCGAATGACATCAACACGGGTCTCCATCTTGACGTCTTCTGCTGTTTTTGATGAAAGCGTTTCCATTTTGTGATCGTCCAAAACGGATTCGTATGTGTCTGTGTTCATGTCTGGTGTGCGACGAAGAAGAAACAAATGGCCAACACCAACGAACTTGCCGTGATGAACGAGGCAGCGAGCGTGATCCAGAACTGGTGGACGAAGGACTTGCCACTCATGAAGCTTTGTGATTACTACGAGTGTCCGTGTCGGCACGAAACAGATCTCTGTGCTTCGCATCAGAAGCAACACGATGCCCGTAAGAATTGTTATTGTGGTCACCAACCGCTTTGCTCTCGGTGTGGGATCTACTACTGCGGGGAGGAGTTTCTCCGCGACGATAGGCGGGATGGATGTCAATATAACTGTGTGAAGTGTAAGCGGAATTTCAAGAACAAGTACGTCGGACGTAATACGAGACTCTGCCACGATTGCCGCGAGTAAATACAAAAAACCACAAAAACCCTCTTCAATTTTTTACTGTGCTCCTCCTAACCGTCCAAAATGGATTTGTTCATAGCACAAACCCCATAAGACGTCCCCGACACAGCCACGAC